TGGTTCCAGCCAGTGTGATGGATGGATGGCCTTCTACAATATTGACTACGCTATTTGATGCAGCCCAGACATTGAGTGGCCTGAATGAAGAAGCGCGTAAAAAGCAGGAAGCAGAAGCAAAAAACTCTTGAAAGGTGAGGAGTTAGGATGGTTGCGCCTCGCCTCGCATTTACATATGTCATTGGACAGAGTTAAGATGGAAACATCGGTTTCACAATTTGTTCTTTGGATGCAGTATTTAGATTGGGAAATAAATGCTTTTGATAAGACTTGTTTTTACTTGGCACAAATAGCTGCTGAAGTACGAAGGCCAAATTTGCCAAAAGGCAAAACTGTTACACTGAAGGATTTTATTATAAATTTCACCAGTGGGAAAGCAGAAGAAAAGCCTTCGGAAGATGTACAGACCAGAGCACATAAAATGAAACAGTTTTTCTTTGGTTTGACTGGCTTGTCAAGAAAGAAGAAGAAAAGGATGAAACGATTATGAATCTAAATGTTGGGAGTATTATAGCAGCATTAAGATTGGATGATTCCCAATTTACTGGTGTTCTCGGTAGCACAATGAAAAGGTTTAAGTCTACCATTTCCAGTGTGACAGCTACAGTTACTCGTAGTCTAAAACGTGCAACTCTCGCCATAACTGCTTATGCTGTTACTTCTTTGAAGGCTTTTGCTTCCTTTGAAGATGCTATGGTTCGTTCTGCTGTTGTTACTGAAGGTGCTACAGGAAGAATGAGAAAGGCAATGGATGAAACAGCACTACAAATGTCTACGGTATCTATTCTTTCTGCCAGAGAATTGGCAGAAGGTTACTTTGCTTTGGGACAGGCTGGTTTTAATGCAGCACGGTCTATAAAAGCGTTGCCAGTTGTGGCTGATTTTGCCATAGCCAGTCAAGTAAAGTTAGATACTGCTACTCGCTATTTGGTTAGGACATTAGAAGGTTTGGGTATGGCTTCTGAAAATCCTATTAAAAACATGCAACAGATGGAAAGGGTGTCTAATGTATTTACTTATGCAGCAATTAAAACCACAGCAGAAATTGAAGACTTTGCTGTAGCTATGACCCATGCCGCCGCACCTGCTTTGAAATTGGTTAATAAAAGTATGGAAGAAGGAACTTCTGTTCTTATGGCTTTTGCACAGGCAGGTATTGTGGCAGAAGAAGCTGGAACACTTTTATGGACAACAATTAGAGATTTACAAAATGCTAATATTAGAGCACGCGATGAATGGAAAAAGTTAGGTCTTGCCGTCTATGATACTAATGGAAAGATGAGAAATTTAGCAGACATATTTGGAGATATAGAGAAGAAGTTTGGAGGCATGTCAGACGAAACTAAAAAAGCAAGTTTGCAGATGCTCAAATTTCAAGACCGTTCATTACGTGGTATTCAGGCTTTGATGGGATTTTCACCTGCAATGAAGAAGTTCCAAAAGGATATGGAAACAAATAAAAAACTATCTCACGAAATAGCTCAAGCATATCAGAAGACTTTCAAGGGTGCCATGATAATGTTGTGGAATCAAATAGTGAGAATAAGTATAGTTATAGGTAGTAGGCTTGCTCCTTCTATTTTAGAACTTGCCAAAGCCTTCAAAGATAATCAGGAAGTAATAAAGTCTTGGGCTGTAGCAATAGCTGATAGGTTTGTATTTGTTGGAAATGTTATACGGGACTATATAATATTAATAAAGAACGCTCAAAACCCTCAAGAATACCATGCAATATTAATGGTATTTGTAAATGCTGCTACAATGGTAGGTAAAGTTCTTATTAATATAGCTGCTCGTACAGGTAAAGGTATGGCAGCGGCTTTGAAAGCTGCTATATTGGGGGATGATTTAGGTAAGGATGAATTATTCCGTCGTGCAAATGAAGTGTATAAGGAACTCGGTGGAAAGATGCGGAAGTTGACAGAGGAAGAATTGTCAAAGGCTGGTATATTCAAACCCGTTCTTACACGAGCAGATGAAGACCTTTGGAAGAAAAGTATGGACAGGGTTGTAGCAGAACATGAAGGTCGTTTTGTTGCAGGTTTTGCATCAGGTCTTAAAGAAGAAATACAAGGATACCTCACAACTTTTACAGAGAGTGTTGCTTCAATGGAAATGGGTCCAGTGAAGGATATTATGAAAAAGAATTTAGCTGAGTTGGAATTTAAGGATAAAATGAGGGAATGGAGTGATAGTTGGCAAGAATTCAAAAAAAATGGACTTGAACCTGTAGTAGATGTTGTGTCGCAACTGAAAGATAATTTTCTTGTTATGATTGGTTTGAAAGACCAACTAAAGGAAGGTTTACTTCCAGCACTTGCAAGAGCAGACCTTCCTCCAATGGTAGCAGCCAAAAAAACCATAGAAGAAATGTTACGAGATTTAACACTTGAATCTAATAGATTTAATTTAACTCTTGTGGAACGTAATAAATTAGCAGCTATGGACCCCCTTCGGAAAATACTTGAAAGCACTGATATGTATGGTGAAGCTGTTACTCGAACAGCAGAGGAACAAGAGAAATACAATGCATATATGGGTGAAATGGCATTATGGTTGGATATTATAAGAAAACAGCAAAGAAGTTCCATAGCATTTTTTGACCAGATGGATACATGGATTGATAGTGCCACTAACATGTGGCAAAATTTTGGTGAAGTAGCTATTAGAGCTATGGACGGTCTTGCAGATACCATAGCAACAAATCTTGAACAAGGTACAGCAGATTGGAAAGCATTTGGTGCTGCTGTTTTACAAGAATTAAATCGTATAATAATAAAGATGATGTTGGCTGAAGCCTTGTCATCAGCACTTGGTGCTTTAGGTTTTGGTGAAGATAAAGGTAGTGGATTACCAGCCGCAATTGAAGCGGCGGGTTTATCAGCATCAGCATCAATAACAACTGCTGGCACAACGATGGCCACAGCAATTACAACAGCTGGATACACAGCCGCTGCTGCAATATCTGCTGCTGCTACTGGTTCTGCTATTAGTAGTTTTTTTGGTTCTGGTCCGGGTGCCGGTGGTGGTGGTGCAGCACCGGGTGGTTTTGGTACAGGTGGTGGTACAACAGTAGGAGTTGCATTAGGTGGCATATTTAATAGAGGCAATATAATGGCTTTTGCTAAAGGTGGAATTCTAAACCAACCGACATTAGCACCAATGGCTTTAATGGGTGAAGCAGGGCCGGAAGCAGTCATGCCTTTATCCCGTAGTGCATCAGGGGAATTAGGTGTGAAAGCCACCCAACCAAATATTAATTTCAATCCGCAAATGAAACTTATAGTGGTTCGAGATGATAGGGAAGCTGCACTTGAAGCAATGCGTTCACCCGCAGGTGAAAAAATAATCATTCAGAAAGCTATACGTAATAAAAGGACATTAGGGTAAAACTTATGAGCTTTTCAGACTACTGGGAAAATGCAGTTCTTAATCATATATTTGGTAAAAGTGTATATACACCACCAGAAAATATTTATGTTGGTTTTTCCACGCAAGACCCACTTGATGACGATAGTGGTTTGGCTGAGCCTTCAGGTAATGGTTATGCAAGGGTTAGTACGAGTCCTTCGGATTGGTCAGAGGCTGCTGCTGGGATTATAACAAGTGTTGCAGACATCACATTTCCACAACCTTCGGGTAGTTGGGGATTAATATCTCATGTCGCTTTATTTGATGCTGCTTCAGGGGGTAATATATTAGGTTCAGCCCCGGTCGTGTCACCAGTAACAGTTGATGACACGTCAACTGTTCCTAATTTCGTTGCTGGGACATTAAGGATACATCAAACTTAAAGGAATTAATCATGGCATTAATTTTAATGGAATCTTTTGATTTATATGGTTATGCAACATTTACTTGGTTACTTGACTCTCGTTGGACAAGAGCCTCGGTTACTTCCTTAATTCAGCCGAGTAGCGGTCGCAGGAGTGGTGGTTGTTTACAACTGGAAGAATATAATGCAACTACTTTAATTGCTTATTGGCAACATCTGAATCTTCAAATTGCACAGTCCACAGTAATTATGGGCTTTGCTTTTTATGCTCCAACAGGTGCCTATACTCCAACAGCAGGTTTTCCAGTTTTTCTTTTTCAAAAAGGAACTACCATAGCTACCGATGTGCAATTTGTTATACATCGAACAAGTGCAAATGCATTAGAGATTCGTGCCACAGCAGGTGGAACACTTTTGGCAACATCTGCTGATAATGTTGTGACGCCTACAAGCTGGCAATATTGGGAAATTAAAACGGTGTGCCACGCATCTTCAGGTAGTGTTATTATTAATATTGATGGAGTTGAGGTTATTAACGTTTCAGGTGTAAATACTCAAAACGCAGGTTCAGGTGCAATAAACCTTATTCACTTTCGCAATTATTCTAACGCTGGTGGCAATTGCCTTATTGATGATTTATATCTTTGTGATGAAACTGGTGACGCACCATTTAATGATTTTTTAGGTGATGTCGAAGTTCATGGAAACAAATTCACCTCTGATGAGACTGATGGAGATTTTGATACTAATGATACATCGCATTATGGTGCTATTGATGATTTAGGTTCTGGTTATGAAGTAAAGTACATTGAAGGTGATGCAGTAGGGGAGAAAGATTCGTTTGGTATTGTGCCTGCTTCCGACAATCCGGGTGTCTATGCTGTTGAGGTTGTAGCGAATGGTCACAATTCTGGTGGTGGAACAGCAAAATTCAAGCCTTATGTCAACATTGATGGTACACGCTATTATGGAGATGAAGTAACATCTTCGGCAGGTTCTTCTGATAAGAATTCTTACATCTGGTTGTTGAATCCCAAGACTGGTGGGTCGTGGTCTAAATTGGTGCTTGCAGCAGCAGAGTTTGGGTATGAAGTTACGGAGCTAACTTAATGGGTATAGTCCGTGTAGAACTTGGTGGAGTACAAACACTTCGTAAAGAGCCGATGGTTCGGGTACATCTTGGTGGCGTCCAAATTATGTACACCGAGGTTGCAGCATGGGAAGCTGATATATATGGTGAGTCTTCCATAGAAGTCGCCAGTTTAACAGTTGGAACAAGACTAAAAGTTTTTCCGTTTGTACCTACAATAGAAGTTAAAGAATCCTTGGAATGGTTTACAGATATAATAATGCCAACTGATGGTGTTGGTTCGGAGCAACGAATTTCGATTCGACCAATACCCCGCCAAAGTTTTTCTTATACTTTTTTGTTAGAAACTGCAAAGGAACAGGCACGCTTTGAAGCACTTTTATTTGGTTTTCAAAAACTGTTCTTTGGACTTCCAATATGGACTGAAAAAGTAAGTCATCTTACCACCATAACTGCTGATGATGAAACGATAACTGTAGACACAACGAATGCTGATTTTCGTGATAGTGGTTATGCTGTAATATGGAAATCACTTACTGAATATGAATCAGTTAAAATCACAACTGTCGCTGATGGTTTACTCACACTCGAAACGCCAGTAGAATCAACATATACAGGTGTTAAGTATATAATGCCTTGTAGAATTGCACAAATTACAGATGCAGTAAAAAGAAGTAATGAAGAAGTTGATTTTTCCATAGCTCAAGTTACATTCGCTGTAAGGGACAATGTTCTTTTAACAGGTTATGTTGCCGACCAATCATATTTAGGTTTACCTGTTGTGACCACTGGTTCTGTTATAGGAATACAGAACAAGGAATATACATCTGACAATGACTCATCTTTACAGGATTATGATACAGGTGATTTTGATTACTTCAGTGATAGTGAATTTAATTTGATAGGACAGAACTGGACATTTTACAATGACACCCGTGCTAAATGTTGGGACTTTAGATTATTTTTACATTCTCTAAAAGGTATGCAAGGAACATGTTGGATTCCAACTTATAGAAATGATTTAATTCAAGTAGGAACTATTGGGGCATCTGATACAGATTTTAATGTAGAGAATATAGAACTTACTGCAAACATGGCTCTTAATGCTTTACGAACACACTTAGCTTTTATCTTTTCAGATGGTACTATTATTTGTAAAGAAATAACGGGAATTGTTGTAGCATCTGCAACTGAAGAAACTATTTCAATAAACACGGCATTAGGATTGGAAGTTGAAGTTGATGATTGTAAGATTAGTTTTCTTGACCTAAGTCGGCAAGCGTCTGATGTAGTAAGCATAGATTGGCTTGAATCTAATAGAAACAGTATAAACCAAGTATTTATGGCGATAGTAGAATGACGGATTATGCATCATTAGAAGCATCAGTTGCAAGTGGACAGCCAGTTGAGTTGTATGATATTGCTTATGGTGATACACACTGGCGGATGACCAGTAGTGGTGAGGATATTGTCTATGCCACAAATACATATACATCTGAACCATGTAAACGAACTGAAATTGAACAGACAGGTGAGATACCAAAAGATGCTCTTGAATTAGAACTTCCAAGAAGACATCTTCTTGGTTTACTATGTATTGCTGGTCCACCAGAAGAAGAAGTAACTTTAACAATTTATCGTGGACACGGTGCTTATTATGTAACACACTTCAAAGGCTTCTTGACCAGTGTAAAAATAGATGGTGATGCCATACCCAAATGTACTTTTGAACCGAGGAGTTCAGATTTACCATTTGTGGGTGGACGACGTAGGTGTAT